AACCAAGTGCACCGGGAGCCTATCCAACTCCAATCTACGAACAGTTAATGAATTCTAAAGGTGGATATAAGGCGTTACAAACAGCAAGGGACACAAAGGCACAAAAATATCTAAAAGAGGCGTTGGTTAATATAATCAGCGGACTCAAATAGTAGGAGAAAATAAATGTTAGATGCACTGAAATCACTCTTCGAAAACAACGCAATTTCGGAAGAGATCAGAGCAGAGATTGAATCCGCTTGGAACAGCAAAGTGGAAGAAAACAAACACGCAGTAACATCAGAACTTCGTGAAGAATTTGCGAAGAAGTATGAACATGACAAAGCACAGATGGTGGAAGCCATTGATGCTATGGTTAATGAAAAGTTACAGGCGGAAATTGCTGAATTTGCCGAAGATCGTAAACAGTTGGCTGAACAAAAAGCCAAGTATGCGATTGCAATGAAGGAAGATTCAGCGAAGTTGAAAGGCTTTGTGTTTGAAAGACTTAAATCTGAAATCAGCGAATTACACGCAGACCAAAAAGTTATGGCAGAAAACTTCCAGAAACTTGAGGAATTCGTAGTTGATGCTCTATCTAAAGAAATCGCAGAGTTTAACGAAGACAAACAAGACGTCGCAGAGACGAAAGTACGTCTTATCAGAGAAGCAAAAGCACACTTTGAAAAAGTAAGAACGAAGTTCATTACAAAGAGTGCAGAAGCAGTGACTACTATCGTTGAGAAAACATTGAAAAATGAAATTTCTCAATTGAGAGAAGACATTGATGCGGCTCGTAAAAACGACTTTGGTCGCAGACTGTATGAATCTTATGCTCAAGAATACTCACAAAGTTTCTTGAACGAAAAAGGTGAGACAGCAAAACTTCTAAAAGTAGTTGACACAACAAAACTACAGGCGGAAGAAGCGAAAAAGACTGCTGAAGAGTTCAAGGCACAGGTTGAAGCCAAAGAGGCTGAAATCAAATCGCTAAAAGAATCAGCAGAGAGAGAAAAGGTAATCAACGACTTGGTAAAGCCGTTGAATACAGAACAACAAGATATAATGACAAATCTACTGGAGAGCGTGGAGACTGGAAAGTTGCAAAAGCAATTTGAAAAGTATATGCCAGCGGTTATCAATGGTAATTCTCCAGCGAAAAAACAGGCATTGAAAGAAGGCACAGAAATAACAGGCGACAAACAAGAAACAGTTAGTAAACCCGTGGGTCAATTCAACGGTAACATCGTTGATATTAAAAGACTTGCAGGGATATAACATTAAGGAGAAAAAACAATGTCAGAACTAACAGAAGCTCGCTGGCAGGATACAAAGACAGCATTACTAGAAGGTCTTTCTGGTAATCAGAAGTCTGTAATGGAAGTGACTTTAGAGAATACAAGATCGTATTTGAACGAAGCCGCTACGGCAGGTGCCACTTCAGCAGGTAATGTTGCAACTTTGAACAGAGTGATTCTACCAGTAATCAGACGGGTTATGCCGACTGTGATTGCTAACGAATTGGTTGGTGTACAACCGATGACTGGCCCAGTTGGACAAATCCACACTCTAAGAGTAAGATACGCTGACACAACATCAGGTGGTGCAACAACAACCACTGCTGGTGAAGAGGCGTTATCACCGTTCAAGATCGCAGAAGCATATTCTGGAAACGACGGCAATCCGGCAAAAGGTGGCGCAACAGCGGCATTAGAAGGATCTGCAGGTAACAGATTATCAATCCAAATCTTGAAACAAACAGTTGAAGCGAAAACTCGTAAGTTATCAGCAAGATGGACTTTTGAGTCTGCTCAAGACGCTCAAGCACAACAAGGCATCGACATCGAAGCAGAAGTAATGGCGGCATTAGCCCAAGAAATTACTGCTGAAATCGATCAAGAAGTACTTGGTTCTTTGAGAGCATTAGCGGCTACAGAAGAAACATTCGACCAATCTGCTGTGTCAGGTACGGCAACATTCGTAGGTGACGAACATGCGGCTTTGGCTGTATTGATCAACAGAGTAGCGAACAAGATTGCTCAACGTACAAGAAGAG